CTTGATGCATGCCAATCAGTGTGCCTAGATATTCAAACATAAAACTAGTATAGCATCAACTGGCTAGATTGTCAAGATATTGCTGTAGGTTACTGCCATGTAAGGCCAGCATGATACTATCCTGCTCACTGAATACATAGATGGATTTTGGACCAGATATATAATATGGGCTGGTAAAGTGTTTTTCCAATTGGATATAACTGCGATTAACTAATTCTGTAGGTAACTTAAACTGCCAATTCTTGATATCTTTGTTTTTATTCAGCATATTAAACGCTGGCCGGGTCAGGCGTAGACTATCTGGATTAACTGGGTTATGCCACCAGCTGGCCGGATTATCATAGCGTTGATACCGTAGGCCAAGTTTGGGATCTGATGTAAATGGATTTAATGCGTGTTCTTGGAATCGAGCCTGCCATACATTTTGCAATGAGTCAGCAGTGCGTGCCATACTTTAAGCAAGTACTGGGGTTCCAGCACTTAGTAATACTACTGTGAATTTATCAGATTTAAACAAGGTGTTTAGCTTTTTAGCCAGATTATGTGCATGGCCTGGATTACTAAATGACACTTTTTTGTACTTAGGACCAGGATAGGCTACTAGGATATTTTGTGTTTTTAGATTAATAGGGTGATTATCATAGAACACTGCCCAGATACCTTCACTGCTCAATATCTGATCACTCTTATATGTTGTCTTATTTACATGTTCTAATAATACATTGGGTTTTGGTCGACTCACTAGACGATCCTCCTTGTGTATTATTTATGCTATTAACTACATATATAATTAGAAATTACCACCATCAAATTCAACTGATACTACTGCTTCGGTTTCTGCGGCTCGTTTAATTTCCGTTAGATCATTGATCTTTGTTAATAGTTCAAAAATCTCACTGTGGATATTGCGTGCTTCTAATGCCGAAAGATTTAGTTCTTTAGCATTGGTTTGATTCATTACTTTAACACGATCATTAAATTTCTTCAGATGCAGGCTTAACTGTTGTTCCATGTAGAGCTCCATTGGCGATACGTAAATGTTCTTGCATTTCTTCTGCTGACTCATACGGGCCAGCATAAGCATAGCGATTAAGTGTGATTAGTTTAGGGCAGTATGACTTAACCCAACCGTTGTTAAATTTAACAATATAATATCCAGCACAGAAGAAACTTTTGCTTTTAGTACCTTTAGTAAAGATAGGCAATTTGTGCTTGACATCCCATAGGATATTATTAGCTTTATATTCACAGGGGAAACCATAAACGTCATTGCTTTCCGTGATGATTTTACGTGGCGCCGCTTTATCTACAACGATATTGTACTTGTCACTGAGCATTTTCAAATTAGCAAATTGTTCACGAGTTTGATCATGTTGATAAACTACACCTTGTGGGTTTGTCATAATAGTACCAACTTTATTGTTGTTATCATCTTCAACGACCCAACATTTATTTTTAACAATTGCTTTAGCTAAGAGTGACATAACTGATAATTCCTACGTAAGTTAAATAGTGCAGAGCTTGATCCGCGCCAAGCCAAATCCAGAACTGACGATCTGCTGGCGTAAGTCCCTTATTCAATTTCTGTTTAAAATAATCTATATGATAATGTAAGACAAAATCCGCAAACGAAAGTGCGATAATTGTATTTACGTTAGAGCAAAAGAACACCAGGATTAAGAAAGTAAAACTGGCATGGACTATAGCATGATGGACTCCGCCAGTGGCGCCATAAATACTTTTTTCTCTCAGCATGTAGTCAAACTGCATCAAGAAGTCAGCGATGAAATGCTTGATGCCAAATAAGGCTAATAGGATAAAGACTGTTACGGTCATTTGTAAAATACTGATCTTGACTTAGGAGTTTCCCACCAATCGATGTGGTCAACGGTTACGTTCAATGGTTTCATTTTAACATCAACTAATTCTGCCATCCAACTAGATAAGTTTTCACTTGTTGGAACAAAGTCTACGATCATAAATCCTTCATAGTATTCATACTCTGGTGTGTTAGGATCTAGGCCTGTTAAGTCTAACTGCCAACCTGCTACATAGTCTGTGTTTGGGACTAATACCGGAACCAATTTACGATCACCAATGATTTGATTGTATAATGGATCACTCTTATCTAATACAAACTGATGATCAATATATTCATTGATCCATTTCTTCAACCATTCAAGATGTCGGAAATCTGTAACCATACCAGTAGCATCTAAATTACCATCTAGGCTCTTTAGATATACCTGCATCTTACCTTCATGTCCATGCAGGTGACGGCAAGCACACTTCAAGTCTGCGGCATATTCACCGTTTAGTTTCTGTGTCCAAACACGATGACCGTAGCAAAATTCGAACGTTTTATCTATAATCCAACTCATTATTTCTTTTCCTCAATGTAATGTTTACTCCAGTCATACTGTGTTTCCTGATGTCTTTTACTCTGATAATGGCTAGGACCATCATTGTAGTCTAGACCAAAATGACGTCGTATATTCTTTTGATCACCTTGGCTACCACACATGTCAGCACAACGTTCACCAACTAGACGATAGAAGTGTTCAATGTTTTTACCATAACACCAACCTATGTGAGTAGGTAAACCTGCTTGTTCTGCTAATTTCTTGATTTCTTCATTCATACTATATTATATTTAGGTTTTTGATTAAAGTCAAATAGTTTTTGCACTGTCCAATATACTTTCTAACCGGGCTTGACGCTCTAGCAGTTTGAAAAACAATGCTAGGGTATTAGCCGCATCTACATCTGCCCTGTGTGCCTGTCCTTTGAAATGAAGTTTAAAGTATCCCATAGCTGAACTCAATCCACCACTGGGCTGTTTACCACGGGTCAGCATCAAGTATGTGTACCAGGTCTTAACATCGATCCAACGACGGCCAAAATGCGGGAAATCGGCATGGTTTTTGCAGAATTCTGCTAGTAATTCCACACTATCACCACCACCCCAGGTCACTGGGTTGATAAAGCATTTATGCTCTTTAATTAGTTCACTGAGCTCACGGGCAACATGTTCATGGCTATATGCTTCTGCACGTATGTCACCGTCAGTTATACCTGTCAGATCATTGATGAATTCACTGATAGGCTCCTGAGGATCTATATACCATTTACGGACCACATAGTCTTCAAAACGTGTGTTCTTATCACCTATGGCTACACCAACCTGTATGATCTTTCCTGACGGTTGATTAAGTTCTAGGTCTAATGAGAGAAACTTGCCATCTGCTATCATGCATAGTCTTTCTGTGGATAGCTAGCCATCATCCATTCGGCCATGTTGCTAGCATTCTCACTCAATTTAACTAGATCATACTTGCCACAGAACTTTAAGAACTGTGCACCTACCATGGGCATGTTCTTGGGTACTTGTGCGGCCGCTATAGTTTCTGCCATTTTAACTTTAATATCATCTGGTTGTGCTGTTAGATCAACTAGAATACGATTACGTTCATAGTCATCTAACACACGATGCTCTACACCATTGTGATCAACCCAACGTTGTAACATCATGTTGTTCCAATTATAACCTTTCTTATCTTTGTCACTATAGGCTTCTTCAAGACCTACTTTGTTTTTACTACCTTTAGTGCGCACGCCTGGAAATGCAGAAAATACATTGTCTGTAGGATCACCACGCATACACTTTTCAAAAAGTATAAACTGTGGGTTGGGTATCTTCTTAGCTTCTTTGGTCTTTTTGTCTATGACCGGTTTGCCTTTCTTATCAAAGATACCTTTCAGCGTATGGAGCTCATCACTGATACCATTGTATTGATTAACGTTGTCTGCTAAGAGCTGATAGAAGTCTGTATCACTGGATATGATTGTATGATGATCATCTGGATGACTTTGTATCCAGCCTGCAATTAAATCATCAGCTTCTAATTCACCGTGTTGTAGAACACTACAGTTAGTCTTTTCTGCGACAAATGTTTTTAAGTTATCAAAGGTTTCCCAAAATAATTTATCCTCTTCTGCTTCGCTTTCAGTAAGAGCCGCACGGGCTACACTACGGTTTTTCTTATAAGGTTCATAGAAGTCTTTGCGCCAACTGCGTCCTTCTAAACAGAATATAACATGATCGGCCTTTTGATCACGCCATGATTTGTTTACTGAAGCTAGGGTTACGTGGATAGCAAAACCCAACTTATCCCAAGTATCACTTTGGCGATGTGCTGAATGTCGGGCTCTAAAGAATGTGTTTGCGGTATCAACTAATAGATATCTCATTTAGTTATTATACTTTCATTTATGATTTTTGTCAAATGATCAGCCCACATTTGATGTGCGTCTGCACCAAAATGATAATTATTTGGGTCAACTGTTTTTATATTTTTATCCTTTAACCAATTATAATAGGTTTGAGCATCATCATAGGGATTTAGATAACTTGCTTGCCAATTAATTTTATCGGCCAATTTCAATGAAGAATATGTATTAAAAAACAAATGGGGAATATTACTCAAGTCTTGATGCAACTGATATATTTTCTCTTGTGTTTCACGCTGTTTTTGTTTATGATCGATATTTGTCACCCAATGTTTATATTGTTGCTTGACAGCATCGGGCCAATCTTTACCAATGCCTCCTGCATTTATCTGCCAACGTTGGCCTTCGTATAACCATTCTTCACGTTCCCAAGTGCTCCACCCAATTACGATCAAATCTGGACGATTATTTTCAAGATAATGTTTAGTAGTGCGGATAATACGATCATTACTGCTAGCACTTTCGGCATCACAATATAATTCAGCTGAAAGATTTTTTGCTAGGATATTACTATAACTAACGAATAAGTTATCAGGATGAGGAACTCTTCCTAGATATTTGTACTGTGGATCATCATTTGCGAAAGCAAATGAATTTACCGCTTCAGCACCAGCACTGTGGCTGTCACCATTGACATACAGGATCAACTTACTTCCGTTCTACCATCACCTAAATCACGGCGGTTACTGGCACGAATTTCTGGATCAGCTTGCTCTTGTTCAAAGTTTTCTTGTATAACATTGCGACATACTGATTTGAACCAATTATCTACTATGTCTTGATCTGTTTTACCTTGGTATCCAGAACGTATTAAATTGGATAAAAATTTGTCATTCCAATCTAATTCAAAAGCACCATTTCCTGGATTATCTTTATCGATATCCATACTTAATACTTCTACCCAGGGTTCATCACGTTCTG